CTTAAAAAAGTCTGAAAATAGCTCTAATTTTTCAAAATTATTATCATTTATCAATGGCTAATATATCAGTCAATGCCGATAAGTATAGTTATGATGAATTTGTAAGCGAATGTAAGTCGGCTTATATCTTTTATCATTTGCAAAAAAATAACTACGATGTAACTTTAACAGCTAAAAAGATTGAAACTTGCAGAACTTTGATTCATAAGTTAATGACTGGAGGCAAAAAGAAAAGCGAATACAACTTAACAATAAAATCAAAGTCATCATTTTGTCCTGAGTTCTGGAATAAAAAATCAAAGCAAATTAAAAAAGAATCAAAAATAGAGGAATCAAAAAAAATAATTCCGTTGCTAAGTGAAGATGAGCTTTATAATTCAATGTTACCTCATTATTTATTCTATATGGGAATAAAAGAATCGGAATACGACAAATCGGATTTAATTAGACTTCCATTATTGATTGACCATTATAAAAATATCAATGCAGACGACAAAGTGGAGGATTTAGAAGAAATTTATCAAATCATTAAAACCAAATTAAATTAAAAAATTATGCTAATTAACAATTATCAAACTATTAAACAACTAGAAACGCTTTTGGAGCTTGCAAAAAAGAATGGCAAAGGAATAAGCACCACTACATCAATCAATGAAAAGGTCGATAATTATGGCAACAATGTATCGAGCTGGGTATCTCAAACCAAAGACGAAAGAGAAGCAAAAGCAAGCCGAACATATTGTGGAAATGGCAAAGTAGTATTCTCAAAAGCTAGCGAATATCTAGTAGCTCCAAAAAATAATGACAATCCATTTTAATTTACCTTGCAAAGCAAATAAGGTATCATTTGAATTTAACAAAAAAACACAAAAAAATGATCGAATACTGACTCCGATAGAAATATTGGAGTTAATCGGTCAAAGTGTAGACGAAACAAATCTATATTTATGCCAGATAGGCAAAAGCAAGGTAATTTTAAAACAAACAGAAATAATATGAATAAATTTGAATTAGCAGAAAAAATACTAGACATTCTGGATGAAGCAGACATAACAGTATTCGATAAAATGGCAATTATAGTCGATGTAAAAAGACGATTGACAACCGAAAATAAAATGAGAATGCAACAAGAAATATTTGAACAACTAAAAAATAAAACAAATGGAGAATAAACAAATGACAGCAGTGGAATGGTTACAAGAACGAATTAACATAGGATTAACCTATGAACAAGAAGTTTTATTTGAAGGATTTTTTGAACAAGCAAAAGAAATGGAAAAGGAACAGATTATTGATGCTTATAGAGATGGCAGGAGCGACCAACAGTCTGAAAAAGCAAGTAGATTCTATAATAGAAACGCAGAGTTTTATTACAACGAAACATATAAAAAATAAAATATGAAAAGTCAAGATTTAAAAGAACTTATTATCAAATGGGCAAATGAAAAAAACCTTATTCAAAAAGAAAATCATTTAAAGCAATACTGCAAGATGGTTTCCGAAGTCGGAGAGCTTGGAGATGCTTTAATCAAAAAAGATGTTATAGAGGTTATAGATGCCATTGGAGATGTTCAGGTTTGTTTAATTATACTTTGCGAGCAATTAGGATTAGATATGAATGAATGTTTGGAATCAGCCTACAATGTAATCAAGAATAGGACTGGACAAACCATAAACGGAACTTTCATTAAGAATTAACAAAAAATACTTAATTTTGCAAAAACAAAAGCAATGCAAGAAAAAATAAACCATCCTCAACACTATGGAGGTGACAATACATACGAAGCCATAAAAGTAATAGAACATTATAGCCTAGACTTTCACCTAGGGAACGTATTAAAGTACATTCTAAGGGCAGATAAAAAAGGAAAGGAACTAGAAGACTTGAAAAAAGCACAATGGTATCTAAATAGAAAGATAGAGCATTACGAAAATAACATAGAAAATAGAAAATACTAAAGAAATAATCAATGTTAGCTAAAAAAGAAATAAACTGGATAAACATAAACGATAGCCAACCAAACGACAATGACGTGGTGCTAGTATATGGACAAGAATATAATTCTGAATCAAATCACTATGAAATAGGATTAGTTTATTGGAATCATAATCTATTAGCTAATACGGAACCTTATGATATTATAGGAGTTCACCAGATAAAAGACTACGCTTACCATTGCCTTTACTATTACAATGTAACCCACTGGGCTATAATAAAAAACCCTTAATAATGTCAAGAAAAAAAGAAACAGCACCAACAAATGACGAAGGTCAGGAAGGCGATGTAATATCGCAAAATTCCAAAACTACTCAAATCAATAAAGATTCATTGAGAATTTATAAAATAGTTCACTACCTATCAATGACCAATCTAGAAATAGAAAGCATAAATAGATCAAACATTGACCCTACGATATACAACACTATTGGATCAATATACAATCGAAATAGACGTCTGGTCAAAGAATTAAAAGAAAAGACAAAGGATTTCGACAATATCTTTGATTCAATATCAAATGAAAAGATATTTGCAATGATGTCCGTAATGAATAAAATGATGCTACTAAGCGAAAAGCAGGCAGTAGAGTTTGAAACTTTTATTGAAGTAAAAGAAAACTAAAATTGTGATTATTATAATTATCTTTGTAATACTAGCAGCATTGTCTTTATATGAAGCCATAAACAACTTCAAAACAAACTGCGAATATTCAAAACATTGCTTTTTAATATTTATGCTTTTTTTTATTCTGGCATTGATTGGATATATAATTAGGCTATATCATAACTTATTAAAAAATTGAAATGACTAAAACAAAAGCGTATGTAGATTTTATACTAACTTTGATGCGTTCAGGAGATGTAGATAGAAGCGTCATTGTTTCTAAGTTTTGCAAAAAGTTTCAAACAACGGAAAGAACTGCCGACACTTATTTGAAAGATGCAAGAGAAGCCTATATAGTTGAACTAGAGGCGATAAATAATAAAAGGATTGAAGAATACCAATCGAACGAAATTGAAGCCTTTAAAACGCAAATACGGAGCAAAACAGAAAGATTGATCTCATATCAAGTACAGATTGAACACATTGAAAAGGAATTGATGACTGGCAAGACAAAAGAGCTAATTAGCTTTAAGGATGGAAAGGCTCAAATGGTCGATAGAGACTTGACTGTGTTTGAAAAAAATTCACTTAGAAAGACGCTCAAAGAATTGCAAGCCGAAATATCAAAGATCGAGGGCGACTATGCACCGAAACAATTTGAAATGATTGAAGGCATAAACATAATAATTGAATAGTGCAAGCTGCTAGAACGCTAAAAAATAAGATACTGCCCTGCTATAAGCACCTATTTGAAGAAAATGATATTCAAATAGAGTTTTTATGGGGTACAAGGGATTCTGGAAAGACAAAGGCTGGCAGTCAATTAGGCTTATATGATTACACTAAAATAGGCATAGATTTTAAATGCATACTAATTCGTAAGGTCAAAGACACCATAAAAGATTCAATCTACTCGAATATTTTGGATATAATTCAGGAATGGAGGTTAGAAAATTACTTTGATACTTCAAAAAGTCCTATGGAAGTTCGATCAAAATTGGATAATGGAATGTTTATATGCAGAGGACTTGACGAACCTGCAAAGCTCAAATCGTTAATGAATCCGACAATGGCAATTATTGAGGAAGGTGATCAAATAACAAGCGATGACCTTACAATGATATTGACCACGCTAAGGCACAATAGTATCAAAACAAAAGTTGTATTTATGTTTAATCCGGAAATGCCAAAAGGAGTGAACAAAAAAGAGGATTGGTGGCTATGGAAGGATTGGTTTAGTCATACTTCGGATAAATCATTTACAAATACAAAATTGATTGACTATGTAGATAATGGAATAACTAAACAGCTATCTATTAAGTACAGAGCAACTCACACCACATTTGAAGACAATCCATATTGTCCGCCAGAGCGAAAAGCTCACTACCATAACCTAAAATTCACTAATCCTGCCAAATATTTACCTTACGCAAAAGGTGAATGGGGCATAAGAGAAGTAAAAAGTCCTGCATTCCCTACATTTGATGTCAATAAGCACGTTTCAAAGACAGAGGCAGTTCCAAATGTACCGTTATTGTTTTGGGTTGACTTCAACAACGATCCTTTGGCTTGCACTGTCTGGCAAATTTACCGAGATAATGAAGGTCATAAGATCAGAGGTTTGCGTGAAATAAAAATCAAACCAAAAGATGGCATTCACAATACTCAATTATTGATTGACTTTATAAAATTGCATTACCAAAATCACGTTCATTCATTATGCATAACAGCTGATGCAACTGGATCGCAAAAGACCGCAGCAGGATTATCAAACTTGCTACAATTAAACAAAGCCTTCAATCTAAATAGACGACTTCAAACTCCAACTGTCAATCCAAAAGTAAAAGATAGCGTTGAGCTTTGCAATTATCTATTCTATCACCATCCAAATATTGTGATTGATCCATCAATGGAAACTTTGATATTTGAATTACAAAATACCGAAAAGGATGCCGATGGAGGTTTGGTAAAAGATAAGCGAGACGATGCAACTCAAAGAGCTGACTTTGTTGATACGCTTCGTTATGGATTTAACTATCATTTCTTTTTAAACGATAACGTCTATAAATATCCGACAAAATTTAGCATAAAAGCCTAAAAATCACTATATTTGTAGTATGGAAAAAGAAATATGGAAAGACATCAAAGGTTACGAATCTTTATATCAAATATCTAATTTTGGGAGGGTAAAAAGTTTAACTAGAAAAAGAAACGAAAATACAAATGCAGTTATAAAAGAAAGAATTTTAACTCCAGATTTAGGTAAAGCAGGTTACAATTCAATTTGTTTTAAAATTAAAAATAAAAAAGAAAAATACTTAATACATAGATTAGTAGCTATTCACTTTATAGATAACCCTGATAATAAACCTCAAGTAAATCATATTAATGGAATTAAAAACGATAATAGACTAGAAAACTTAGAATGGGTTACAATTTCAGAAAACAGGAAGCACGCTTATAATACAGGTTTGCAATTTGGGCCGATAGGAGAAAAGCAAGGCAACAGTAAGTTGACAGAATCTCAAATTTTAGAAATTAAAGAAAGACTAAATAGAAAAGAAAAACAAGCGAATATTGCTATGATATACAATGTAAGACAATCAAATATATCTAAAATAAAAAACAATAAAAGATGGAATCATTTAAATAATTAAAAATATGAATAACATAATAACAATAGTAGAGCTAATCCTATTCGCGTCTGGACTTTCGCTAATTATAAACGCTGTACATATTTGCTTTCAGGAGGGTATGTTTTTAGAATGGCTTTATAAAAGACTTGAAAATATATTCAGAGATAGACGAAAACAAAGCAAATTTAGAAACATTGAAGGACTTTTGTACATAGGAAAACCAATATACGCGTGCGCTTCGTGTATGCCTTCGATATGGTCTTTGCCTTTGCTTTTCATTTTAGTTTGGTGGAAAGTTTTAATTATTGCTATCTTTGCAATCGTAATAAGTACAATATTAAGAGATAAAATATTTGAATAATGACCTGCGAACCAATCATAGAGCTATCAATTTGCGACAAAAATGTCAAGATAGCTGAGAATGTAAACGATTTGAGGCTAATCGTCTATAAAGGAAGCCAAAGACAATGTGATTTTGATTTGCCTAGCATTGATGGCATTATATCATTAACCGACACCGAAATTCTAGAATTTGCAACTACTGCCCATACGTTTAAGTTTCAATTGAGAGATCCACAAACTAACGAGATGGTAGATTTTGAATATATAGACTGCAATGGTTTTGAAATGCTTGCAAATGTAGTTAGAGTTCGATTTGTCGAATGTGGTGAACAAAACGATGTGATGTATGAAGTTTGCTAGTATAAAAGAAAAACTATTTCCTAAAAAAGTAAAAGCAAACGGAAAAAATGTACCGATGCGATATGCTTTCACTGGATTAAGTGGTCATAGATACTATCATTATATTGACGTTGCTAACGATATGAACCCAGCGCGGTACATTGAATACTATTTGCCGATGGTCAAAGAGTATTTTTTAGGCATAAAACAAACCGAACTAAATACTTTTTGGCATAAGTGCAAAGAATATAAAACCTTAAAGCAATATGAAACAGCTCATCTAGTAATGGAAGAGCGATCAAGGTTAAATCTAGACACTGGAATTATTTACGATATAATGAGCGTGCTTTATTTGCGAGAGGATGAAAAGAATGAGTTTGTAGATCAATTATTCTTGCAAGAAAAGTCAAAAGATATTAAGCTGACAATGAGGGCAAGTGGAGGGGTCGATAGCAGTTTTTTTTTATGTCAAGAGTTCAGGAACTTTTTAAAGTCGGCGAATCTATCGGACGTAGATTGGAACTCATATACACGAATAGCGGAAAAGAACTTGGAAATATTGAATCAGACGCTGGATTTAATCCACAACTCAGAGCAATTCAAGAATACAATGAGTACACAGAAAAAATAAAAGATCAATTAGTTTATGTTTGCCAAAACGTAGACGACTATAATAGAGTTTGGAATGGAACGATGAGAGATTATTATTTTGCTTTGACTAAATTTATTCAAGGCATACCAAAAGAAAAAAAGTAATCCAATTAAGTAGCGAAGGCTTTACGGATATTTCATAACAATTAAAACCATTAGATATGGCAGATGAAATAATAGTAAAGGTACGCGCCGACGTCGATGGCTTTAAGTCCGATATGGATGAAGCCAAAAAGATAGGCAATTCAGCAATTCAAGAAATTGAAAAGAATAGTATTGATTTAAAGGTAGATACAAAATCCACTGAATCTTTGCGAACTCAAATGCGAAAAGCACAGCAAGAGGTCGCAGAATTATCTATGAAGTTTGGAGCTACATCAAAGGCAGCTATTGATGCTGCAAAAAGAGCTTCCGAGCTAAAAGATGCAATTGGAGATGCAAAGGCATTAACAGACGCTTTTAGTCCAGATGCTAAGTTCAAAGCATTGTCAGGAAGTTTGCAAGGGGTTGTAGGTGGATTCACAGCGGTTCAAGGTGCAATCGGTGCTTTTGGAACTAAAAGCGAAGAAGTTGAGCAGGCTTTATTGAAAGTTAATTCAGCAATGGCATTATCTCAAGGGTTGCAAAGCGTTGGTGAAAGTGTGGATAGTTTTAAAAACTTAGGTGCGGTCATAAAATCTACAACTGCATTTCAATTCTTATACAATGCAGCGACTGCGACAGCGACAGCGGTTCAAACAGCCTTCGGCGTTGCAACCACTGCGACTAGCACAGGATTCAAAGTACTAAGGGGTGCAATTATGGCGACTGGTATCGGTGCGCTTGTTGTTGGTTTAGGATTAGTTATAAGTAACTTTGATGCAATATCAAATTGGATTAGCAAAAGTCCATTGGGAGGGTTTGCCAGTTCTGTTGGAAATTTAGTTCAAAAATTTACGGATTTAGTTGGTATCACTAGCGAATCTGAAAGACAATTTTCAGCAATGGAAAAAATGGGCAAAATGAGAAACGATATGATTGGAAGACAGATAAAATTATTGTCTGCGCAGGGTGGGAAAGAAAGCGAAATAGCTAAACTTCAAAAAGAATCAACTCAAAATGAAATAAATACCTTATTAAAAAAAGTAGATAAAAAAGGAAAATTGTATGGTGAAGATGCAAAGAATTATCTAGACTTACAAAATAATTTAGCGGTAATAGATGCAACTGAATCAAAAAGAAAAAATGATGAAGCTATAAAAGCAAGCGAAAAATCTAAAGAAAATTCAAAAAAAGAAAAAGATAGAAGAGATAAAGAAAAACAAGAACTTCTAGATGCTGAAATAAGATATCAAAAAAGTTTAGAAAAATCTAGAGTAGAGCAATTTGAAAAAGACGCTAAAATACAACAAGATGCTTTTGATGCTACATTAACAGCTCAACAATTAGAAGAAAGGGCAGTCAAGGATAAATATTTTCAACAAATTGAAGAGGCAAAAAAATATAATGAAACATATAAAAATGATTTAACAAAATCACAAATTGATATAATCATATTAGAGCAAAAGAAAGCCGATGAACTAAAAGCAATAAATGATAAGTATCAAAAAGAAATACAAGATGCTGATAAAAAAACAGCAGATGAACAAAAGAAAAATATTGAAAGCGTAAATGCAGTTTTAGGTGATGCTGCGAAAAGAGGTTATGAAACTAGAGCTGACTATGAAAAAAGGCTATTTGAAGAGCAAAAAGCGCAATTAAACGAAATACTTACATTTGCTCAAAATGGTATATTGCTTCAAATAGGGTTAAATCCTGCAGATGTAAATAGAGTAAAATCTAGTATTGAAAATTTGCAAAAAACATTAGACAAAGAAAGTGCTACACCTGCGGAAAAAGCGGCAGCCGCAGCCGAAGCAGCTGGGACAGTATCTCAAACTGTATCAAACGCTATATTTGCAGCCGATACGGAACGAAGACGACAAGAACTAGAACAATTAAAAGTTCAGCAAGACGAAGAATTAAGACTTGCAGGCGACAATGAGCAAAAGAAAGAAATCATTAGACAAAAGTTTGCAATAAAAGAACGCGATGTAAAACGTAGACAAGCAGAAGCGGATAAGAGAAAAGCTATATTTGATGCTACAATAAATACTGCGGTTGCAGTTATAAAAGCTGCACCTAATCCTATATTGATGGCTATAACAGCTGCTCTAGGTCTTGCTCAAATAGCATTGATAGCAGCGCAACCTATTCCAAAGTTTGCAAAAGGTGGGGCAGTTCCAAGTTCAGATATAAAAGGAATGATTGATGGTCGTCCACACGCTTCTGGTGGTGTTTTAATTGAAGCCGAAGGCAATGAGTTTATAACTAGAAAGGCTCAGGCTATGAAGCCAGAAAATTTAGGACTTTTGGAAGCTATCAATATGAGTGATTCAGAGCGCGATGCTTACCTAAATGCACACTATATTAAACCAGCTTTGGAAGCGAAAGAAAGCAAAGCTAAGGAATCATATCAAAGATCAATGATAGAAGCTGAAAACAACCTTATAGCGCGTATTTCTAGTAATACATTGAGAAACATACACGGAGAATTAAAAAACAACACAGAGGCGGTTAAAAAGCTATCTAAAAACAATTATAGTTGGTAGGTTTTAAATAAAAGGTTATGAATATTTCAATTTATGTATTTTTGCAAATATGCAGGTAGCTAATTTATTTATAAACGGATCTAAGGTAATAACCAAAGACGAACCAATTTTAGGTGAGGATATAAAACTATCTTTGGATCGAGATTTTACTTATTCTTGCATTGATACTAAGATGGATATTGAAGTTAGATTTTATTGTGCAAGCGGAAAAAACGAAATAGATTTAGCTTATGAAGAAATGGGAATTGATGCGGATGGTGAAATTGAAATAGTAGATGACTGCGGTACATTGTCTCAATTTTTTAAATTTAGATTAGATTTTAAAAGCTATAAATCAAATTCAGAGTTTACAACTTTAGGAATTACTGATATAAATTCCGATTGGAAATCCACATTGACCAACGAAGTGAATGTATCAGAATATTTAGGCAATGTTGATGACTTTTATGTAAGGAATTTGCCACTTGTTTATAATTATTCAAGTGAAAATATTTACGCGCAAATAGATCAAGACACATTAGACACTCAGCATATTGCAATATGGTTGCCTTATCCAGTGCCTTATAATACAATTCCTGCGACTATCCCACCAGCTTCAGCTCCTATTTTTCCATTTAATAGATACTTTAGTCATTATATAATGCCTAAATCAGATCAAATATTGAATGAATTAGAAGAAAGCGATGGACTTTTAATGGATTTTTTCGTAATAACAGAACCTTATTCAGATTCAGTCTTTTATGGAAAAACAATGGATGAAAGTGATATTGCAGGAACTATAACGACTGGAAATGTATTAACTTATTCAGAAATAGAACCAAATCCTTTATTTACCAACAAGTTAGATTCAGGAACTATAACAATAAGCACAAACAAGACTTCATTTATTGCAAATTACATCGATATTACTGTCGTTCAAACTGAAATGATTGAAATAAACGAAATAATAGCAATAGGAATAGACTACAATAATCCAAGGTATATAATTAAAAATGTACTAACTAACAATACATATATATTTAATGCTACAAGCCCATTCTCAAATACTGATCTTGTTTCAAAATCATTGTCAATAACTACGGAAGTTAGAGAAAATGAGAATTTATGGATTTATTATGAAGTTAAATATAAGCAAATAGAGCCAACTCCAGCTGTTTATAATGCAGGAACTGGAAATTGGAACTACTCACCTATAAATAGTGTGTTTTTTAAAAACATTGAATACTCATTTGACAATTCAATTGATATTTCTTTTACTTTGACTAAAAATGTATCAACGACAATAACAACAATTTCAGACATTGAGCCTTACCATACCAAAACAAAAGCATATAATGGAGCAAATGTTTTAGGTGCGCTTTTTCAAACTGATTATAATCTTTGTCAAACACCTTGCTTTGTTGATCTTTGGTTTTCGCGTGGTGATTATTTGCGAAATAAAATAAATGTATCGGATTTTATTGTAAAGCCATCGGACTTTTTTTCTGAATTTGAAAAGGTTGTATGTTGTGGATTAGGGTACTTTTATTTTAACAACGGATTGACACCTCAAAAAAGGTTAATGAGCGTCTATGATTTTTATACTGATAATACAGTTCCAAATCAATACATTTTTAATTATCCAGACTTAATTGATGGTGAAATTAAAATAGATCCATTTCTTTCACCTTATTATAAAGAAATTCAAATAGGATATTCAAACTCAAAGGACACGCCAAAAGATGTATGCAAACAAAATGCATACACAATACCGAATAGAAGTGAATCAATATATTCAAAGGTTAGTGATTTTATAGGTTCAATGTTTATAGTAACAAAGGCTTTAAGACTAGGAACTCAAGAGCAAGAACTTGAATTTGACAAAAATATATTTATATTGTCAGGAACTACAATTCCTGCAAGTCCTGCAAATTATAATGTAACTTTAAGTCAATCGACTGGTTTTCTTGCAGACAATGTTGATTTGAATCCTACAAATACAAATGGAATAAATAGACGATATGCAACGGTATTCAATCTATTTAGGCATCTTTACAAATGGGGATTTTCTTTATTTTCAAACAAAGATACATTGAGAGTTGTAAAGTATGAAGGATCGTCAATATATGACTTAGAAATATTAGATAGTTCAGGTGTAAGCACAAATCCATATTATCCTGGACTTTCAGATTGCAAATTGCCGGCATTGAATTTTGAAAAGGTAGATAGAACCGTGGATAATATGTATAGTATGATCCAATCAAATATGTATGTACCTAGCGTGCTAACTTTCAGCACTGCAAAACTAAGCACATTTGATCTTATTGCTATGAGAGCGTTCCAATATGACTTGTTTCAAGTTTCGGATGGAACGAATACTTATTATGGTAACTTAATAAGCGCGAATCTTGTTAATGATGTAACGGAAATAAAACTTTTAAGACGATTTAAAAATGGAATATGAGTATAACATTAGGTAATTACACGATTGAAACAAAAAAGACCGTTGGAGAGCTTCCAATAGGCTCTGATAACATTATAGCAACGCCACCGTGTGAAGGTAGCATTGACCCTGCTTTGGTGCAACCTAAATGGAAAAAAATACACCAATACAATTATACTGACTCACTTACATTTGGAATTACAACACCTTTTGGAGATGATGATGTTTATGCCGATGGATTTGATTACAAAGTAGTTTTTGATGACGTTGTAATAACAGGATCGCCAACGCTTACGACTTTTGATTTTTCATATGGCGCGCCAATTAGCTATCCAATTGTCAAAGGCGATGAAGTTATAATGAATGAACAAAATTGCGGTGGAAGTTATGGTAATACAGGTCGATTTTTTACAATAAATAATCCATCTGGAACTCCGTTTCAAGTTTCAATAGATGTTTCAATTTACCAATTAGTTCCTGCAACTATTGAGATTGATGTTTGTGGTGGTGGTAAAACAATAAACAGAGCTGAATTATTTGGAACTTATGAAGTTGTTTGGCTTCCATTGGAAATAGGTAGTGAGTTTTTAGTTCCTTATACAATTTATTATAGAGATCAAACATATATCCCTGATCCATCTATAATGCCAACGTCTTGTAATGACTATCGTATTTATTTTGATGCTATAATTGCTTCAAGTGCAAATACATTGACCGCTGGCAAATCGTTTTTTATTGATTCAATGGCAAATGAAACTCAAATAAGCGTTTCAAATCCATTGGGAGTCCCTTTGGATATTATATTTTTTGATGGAACGAATTATTTGTTTGCTCAAAGTGATCCGACAGGCTTTGTAGATTGGACTGGCTTAAATATTCCTTTGCCAACTACTATTTTGAATTTGCAAGTTTGGATCGGAGCTACTCAACAAATATTATATGGATCGTCTACTATTAAGTTCAGATATGATGTATTAAATTCAGATTGCCCGTGCGAGTGCGCTGACGAATGTGGTGGCATAAATGTAATATTCAATCAAAGCTGTGGAACGTCTTATGGATTGAGATTTAATTTATCAATTCAAGATGGAAAATACAATATTGATGGCGATTCGTTTACGCAAGGCGGTCAAATAGTGAGACCAATAACAAAGACTAAGGCTACTTATGATTTTGTAATAAGCGAGTATTCAGATGAAACATTCGAGCTATTGATGAATCTAATTGCAGACAACCTAAATATTGACGTAGTGGATGACATTGACCCTTTAAATCCAAATACTAGATACTATATTGACACCGATTCGTTAAATCCAAGTTGGAACTTCAATTCAAAATTAGGAAGCGTAATTATTCCAGTAATTAAAGAAACATCAATATCTACTAAACGAAAAAATTGTTGTAATTAAAAAAAAACAATTACTTTTGCATTGACATAGCGAAGATGTTAGATTTTTAAACTTAAAAAAAAAAATATATGGCACTTTGCACAACAACCTGCGACGGAAAAACAATGGTCGCATACACAGAACCAGATTGCGAAAACTTTTACAGATTAGGTAATTCGACATCTATTGCTTACATTATTTGTAAGGACACAAACGATCTTTTGAAAGTAGATTATACAGATGATGCTGTATGGACTGCTCAATTAGCATTAGCTGATTCTTTCAAAGATTTGAACGTAATTAACAAAGTATTACTTTCACGTCCTGAAGGTGAGAATGTTACAATCGAAAATCCTTCAAAAGGCGGTATTCCTAACTTGAAAGTTGGTGAAACTCACACTTTGACAATTACCGATCCAAAAGTAACAGTTAGCAATCACGATTTTTATAATATGATTGACGGAAAAACTGCTTGGGTTGTAATCGCTTACAATGATGGCAGAATGGAAGTTAGTCCACGTCCTATGATGTTGATGGTTAAGTCACCAGCAATTGAGTATGGAACTTCTCAGACTTTCAAGATTGAAGCGCAAGCACAATTTGACAAAGATGAGTATTGGTTGGCTTTTGATTCTCAGCCAACAGGTATATTTACATTTCAATAATTGATTTATGTGTTGCGGAAAACCTACGAAGCCAAAACCAATCAAACCAATTAGATGGAATTAAAAGAAATCCTAAATATCGCAAAAAGAAAACCTCAAAAGTCCGAAAAAACTTTTGGGGTTTTTTATAGCGAAAAGTTTCCTAGTGAAATTTACAGAAAGAGACATCCTGGACTTGATGAAAAGGAATATGAGTACATTGAAGAAAATTGGATCAATCCTGTTAAGAAATTAGTAGGCGATGCAATCTTTGAAACTCAAAAAATATTTAGCGATGGAAACTATTCCATACATTCAGATAATGAAACCGTAAAAGAATTCATTGAAACTTATGAGATAATGAGTTTCTTCAAAAATATTTATTGGCAAAACATTATTTTAGATTCAGATAGCATACTAACTTACCATATTAAGTATTCTGAATTTATAGACAAACAAAGAGGGATTGAATTAGGTAATGAATATTTGCCATTACATCCTTACTTAGTTACAAGCGAAAACATAATTTACAAAGATAAAACTACTCTAGTATATAGAGTGAAAGGTGATAAAAGAAACAATTTCGTTGCATTATATTACAACTCTGATAATATATTGACATACGAACATTATTCTTATGATAATTTAAACGATGAAAAGATAACTCCGATACTTTATTGGGAGTTCAATAATAATTCAAATAAACGCTATTTTAGACAGGCTGACGGCATTAAAATAGTAGATGGCAACGAATTGGTAATAAGATCATATTTTAGTCCTAGCGAGTCAATTTTGAGTACAATCATAATTGATTCTGTCAATATGGGAGTTACCAAAACTAGAACTACTTATCCGATTCCAGTTGTAGTTGGTGAGCCTTGCGATGCGCAAGAATGTTCTGGTGGTAAAATTCCAAGCTGTGACATAGAGGGTAATTATTGTCAAGTGGATTGCACGACTTGTAAAGGTAGTGGTTCTAAAAACGTATTTAGTCCATTCAATGCAGTTCATATTGTAAGAGATAGCAACGCAATGGGAGGCAATACACCTCCAGCTCCACACGTTTATTGGGTTGATCCACCACAGGGAGCTTTGGAATCCACACGTCAAGAAATTAGAGAAAATAGAGATATTGCATTTGATTATATTGGATTGAGATATTCAAATAGTGAAGCAAGAGGAAGCGAAACAGCATTAGGCAAAATGATAGATAGAGAAAAAACATTCTCTACTTATAAGATGTATAGCCAAGACGTTGAAATGACGATGCAATGGTGGTTTAACAACTGGCTTGAATTGATGTTCCCTTTGGAGCAAAATGCTGAAATATCTGTAATTACTTACAACAATTTTAGAACAACTTCGACTGCCGAAGTAAACGAAATATTCACAGCATTGCAAAAAGACAATGCACCTCAATATATTCTAATCAATCTTTTGAAAGAATACTATAATTCAATTGGTGAGATCGACAAATTTAATATCGTAAACAAATACTATCTTTACAAGTCCGACGATATGAACATCAAAAAGGGCAGTTTAGGATATTATGACAAAGTTCAAATAGTTATATCTGACAATATAATGAAATGGGTAGATGAAGTTGTAGATATGAACGAAAATGAAATGGATATTTATTTGAGAGCAAAAGCTAAATCATTGATGGTTATGCCTTTAGATAGTAATGGGGATATAATGGATATTGATTATAGCCTTTATGAACAATTAAAAGAGCAAACTGAATCAGCTGGAATGGAAGTTGAAGAAGTTGATGGCAAAGTTATAGTCACAGGAAGCCCTAGTGAATTAGGAGGAGTGAATATTGCTAACTTACCAAGCGCAAATAAACTTAGAGAAACGGTTGGTGGTCTTCAAGGAATTATTGATATAGCTAAGGCAGTTGCAAGTGGATTATATGACTTAGAAGCTGGTATTGCTTTAATTAGTTCACTTTATGGAATTAGCTCTGAAGAGGCTTCAAAATGGTTGGGAACTCCAAATATTAAAAATCAAGAGGTATTAGATAATGTTCAAGCCATAGTTACTTAATGGATTTTGATAAAATATTAGATAAAATTCTTGCAAGATTAAGCGAATACCAATCAAAAGGTACGTTTACATTTGATATTGACAACCTTGAAGATATAGACAAAGTAGATGAAATCATTGATGAAGTATTAAAAGAGGAAGGTTATTATGATAATCTCAAAGACTATAAAAAAGTATTTGATGACAATTTAAAGGACGTAATAAGTCAATACAAATCTTTTGGAGCTAAAATAAGCGATATAAAAGCATTTAACAATTATGCTTTTGATAACTTCTATAACAATTTAGCTATAAACGTCACAGATACAAACATAAAACAACCTATTAAAGATGCTTTATTACAGCATATTTCTGGCGGTGGTCGGTATTCTGAATTTAAAAACACGGTAAAAGACTTACTTACAAATAAAAAAATAGAAGGTAATATTGATATAGTTGCTCGTGAATATTCAACACAATACAAGCGTGCGCAAGGTCAAATACTAGCAAATAAATATGATATAAAGTATTTTCGATACAAGGGGAGCGAAATAGAAACGACTAGATGCTTTTGTGAGCAAAGAGTGGGAAATATTTACAGCAAAGAGGAAATTGAAAGCTGGGCAGACTTAAATTGGGCAGGCAAAATAAAAGGAACGAACAAAACAAATATTTTTCAAGTTGTCGGCGGTTGGAATTGCATACACGATTTAGTTCCAGTGAGTGAAAGAGCTGCTTTGGATTATGGATTGAATAAATATAACAATACTGATTGCGACTTATAAAAAAATAAATTTGCATATTTGAAAAAATAAGTATCTTTGCAAAAATTATCAATATGGAATTAGCTAAATTTTTAATCCTTAGAAGTCCAAATGCTTCAAATATAGGAGTGATAAAACAAAAAATAAGCGGAAGTATTCACCCTGATCAATACGAAATAAGCGAAAAGGAATTAGACGAATTCAAAGCTATGTCCGATTCTCACAAAAAAGCATTTATTGAAGACAAATTGATCGAAAAGGATGCAAAAGCATTGGAAGCACAACCAGAAAAAAAAAATGTGGAAGTTGCGGAAGTAATAAACGAATCAGATAGCATTGAACCAATTGAAATAGAGGAATTGAATGAGCCTATCAATGAAGCATCTGAAGTAATTGAAGAGCCAAAAGCAAAAGGCAGACCAAAAAAAGAAAAATAAACCAAATTTATGTATAAAATAGTACCTAGCGAAGAGAGTACAAGTCAAGAGCAAGCGATAGAAGCGTTCAATAAAGAATACGTTCCTATCAATGCAATATTTGACAGATTACAAGACATTCCAGAAGATCAAAAGTCAAAGATATATGGCAAAGTTGCTGGAAGTGTTGATTCAAAATTAAACAAAGAGGCAAAAGAATTAGGATTGACTTTGGAAGGCAAAACACCTGACAATGTTGAGCTAATTATATCGACTTTAAAATCAAAATATTCAGAGTTGGAATCAAAGTATAATGATGCTTTGGTGAATCCTGAATCAAAAGCTGAGATTGAAGCATTGAAGCAAAAGTTGTCCGATAAGGAAACTTTGATAGCTAAATTGCAAAACGATTATCAATCTACTTTGGATGCCAAAACTGAAATTGAGCAAAGTTATACTGCAAAAGAAAAACAATTGATAGTGTCCAATAAATTGGAATCGGCAAAAAATCATTTTCTTTTGATTGAAGATCAGAATACAAGGGATGCGTGCCAATTAGATTTATTGCAACATAAATTTGAAATTGACGAATCTGGGAATGAAATAGTTCGAGATCAAAGCGGAAAAATAATCGTATCTACATTAAATGCAGGTGGATATGCTGATTATAGAGAGGTTCTAAACGGAATCTATACAAGAAGAAATGCACATCGTAAAGTTCAAGGCGTTGGTGAAGTTAGACCAAAAGGAATAACAGAAAGCACCAATATATTGAACGGACGTGTAATACTTAAGAGATAGTTTACTATTTTTTAGGTTATAATTTGAGTTTAGCGAAACTTTAATCGCTATGAGGTTGCACACCTGAAAAGGCAAAAAAGAAAAGCAATCAAACTTAAATTTTAACTTATTAAATACTAAATTATGCCATTTGTACCAAAAATTTTACAAGAAAGACTTGACACCGTATTCGCAACGAACGGACAGGTCGAAAACACCCAAGCAAACACGCCACTTTCAAATATGCTTCGAGATGAGGCAAATGCTGGCGCGCTTCAATCATTGCTAGTAAACGAAAACGGAGAACAACTTGATCTAAGATTGATCTGGGGATTACCTGAGTGCGGAGCTGTAACCACAGGATGTGTTACTGATCCTTGTGCTGACGGTGGCACACCAACTACTCAACAAAGTCAATCATATTCTTTGGAGTGTAGCTCAACAAACACATTTTCAAGAGCTTTGACTTTCAATTATTCAGATTTTCTTAAGGCTTCTGCCCTTATGGAAGGTTTGCCAGATTTGAGCGCACCACTTACTGATACTTCAGTTAATGGAACTTCAATCGAATCAAAACTTTTGAAACTTATTTCAGATGTTGATTTAGCTGCTGAAGCTGCAATCGCTAAAAAATTAGTTGATGGAGTTGCTGCAACTACTTATGGATTTTCACCTGATGAAGTTCCAACTATTCCTAACCTAGTTACAAACGAAGGTAAGGCGGTTACAACTTTTGGAACTGGACTTGCTGCGATTCAAAACGAACTATTCTCAGGAGTTACAATGTCAGCTGAAATTGCTGAATACAGAAACCAACCTTGGTTAATTGGTGGATATCCACTTGCTAACTATATAAAACTTTCAGGTGGTTTGTGTTGTGCTTCAACAGGAATCAATCTTGGTGAGCTTTCTTCAATCAATCAGACTCCAATTATGACTTCTAAGGCTCTAATTAAGGCTATGATAGCTGAATATCCTGCACTTGCTGGAAACTTCGTTACAATGCCATTCTTCTTGTCTTACGATAGAGGTTCTATCCAATTGTTGAACTTCCATACATTTGCTGGTGGTTTCGGAGTTGAGAACGGTGTAACAGTTAGAAAACAAATCTTCTCGCCATTCACAAACAGACCAATGGGATTAACTATCGCAATGAACAATTGTGGAACTAAGATTACAGTAAGAGTTCAAACAACTGAAGATGTAGTGTTCAAGCCTGAGACTCAGTGCGCTGGAACTGCTGCTTTCGGTGTTAATGGATTGCAACAATTCGTTATTAAAAACGCTTAATGAGCTGCTTTTCTTATTCTTTTATAAAGTGTGGAACTACACCATCTGGAGTGCGAACTCTGGATGGTGTATTCAACACCCTTAGCAAACTAGATTTATATTCTATGTTTGACAAACCACAGGAAGCCATTGATAGAGCTGCTGAATTAGCCTATAATTCAATGACAACCGCGTTAATAAGTAAAGAGGGCAAAAGCGTAAACAGATACAATGAAGTGCTAGGAGAACGATTTACATCGAGCTATTCTAGTATTCAAACAAAGATATTTTATTCAAACCATAAAAAGTTCTATCGACTCAATAAAGCGTGGGTAAATGTTAATTTTACAGGAACTGTCAATATTAAATTGGTAAATGAGTTATTAGTTACTGAATTAGTTCCAGTTGTAGTGGTCGCAGGAATAACAACTGAAATTCAGTTGAATAAAGATTTTAAATATGTAGAGGTTAGTTTGAACGAAGATAAACAAGGTCGTTCGACTTATGGATGTGGAATAAATGGAATATTATTGGATTATTCAATACTTTGTGATTACAATAATTTTATTTGTTCTAATAAAGATTTATTTCAAGTCGCTATGGATTACAAGGTCGCAAGTATTTTGCTTACTGACGGAGTTTTTAGCGGTGAAATAGGACAAAGAATTATGCAATCAGAAGACTATGATAATCTAAAGAAAGAATATGAGGTCGAGTATGAAAGAGAACTTGACAAATTAAGCATAAAAGAAAGTGGATGTTTTGATTGTGGAAGTAGTATTCAAATTAGAAGTTTTATATCGTGAGTTTGGAAAATATATTTGAAGCCTACAAAATCAACTTAGAAAAAAACTTTGCTGAGGCGGTTTTTGATTTGCACGATGAAATGGGAGAAAGAATATTCAGAGATCACAAAGACATAAACGGAAATAACACCAAGCCATACGATACTAAACTTATGTACGCTAGTAAAGCTGCATATAAAGGGGTTCGATTGGGCGGTGAAAATACAAAAGGTGGCAAGTCTAAAAAGTTTGAAGGCGGTTATGCTCAATTGAAACAACAAAGTGGCAGACCTCCGATAATGTTATTCGGCAATTTGGAGCGAAGTTTTAACAATGGTGCAAGAACTTTCTCAGGTGCAGTAAAAAAAGTAAATGATTTAGAATATCATATCGTTTTGCCAAAAGAGGACAACGACAAAGTAAAGGGTAATTTTAAAAATTTTTTCAAGGTTAGCAAACAAGAAAAAATAAATCTATTAAAAAGAATAGACGGTGATAGCAAAAGTAATAAGTAATTTGATCAATATGGATATTGTTAGCGTCTATAAGCAATTAGACGGTAAGGATATGCTTATTTACCTATCTGAAAGCAATGAACTATTCAGCAGTCAAAGATATCAAGGTTATTTAAGAAACACCGAAACATCGTATTTTTTTGATCCAAAAATGATCAGTCGTCAAATGGAACGCAATACTTATAAGTTAGTATTGTTGTTTTCAAAAACGACTTGTGATAAAGATGTGCGTAATACTATTGCAAACTTACTGATGGACGTTCCTCAAAGTGGAATCGTAAGCATTAAACCACTAAAAAGTTATCCAGACAGCTGGGATAATATTAAAAAAGAATTAAACAAAGATAGCGCGTACATCAATTATAGAGTGGTTGTAGTTGATCTAGAAACAGAGGAAATAATTTGCAAAACTAAAATAACTTGTAATGAATAATTGTTGTTTCACATATAATGGCAATCTGTTTAATTACGGAGCTACTAATCCATCAAGTCTTTTCGCTCAGACTGGCAATTCAACTATTATATCTGGAACAAACATAGAAAGCACATTGATAAATGGAGGTGTTGGAACTTTAACAGTGCCTGCAAATGCTTTCAAAATTGGTGATAGTTTTAGAGCTGTATTCGGAGGTGTTATGAATGCTGCAAATAATCAAACAATAAGAGTAAGGGTGAAAACAAATGGAGTTATATTATTGGATAGTGGCGTGCAAAATTTAACAAGCTCAATTGTAAATGATATTTTTAGTTTAAATATAGACTTCACCATAAGACAAATAGGGGGCGCTGGAGTGGCTTCAATAGTTTCGTTAGGTACATTTCACTACACAAAGACAAATAATGCATCTACGCAAGGTTTTGGGTTTAATGTGGTCAATAATACGACCTTTAATACAACAGTAAATAATACTTTGGATGTGACAGTGCAATGGGGATCGACAAACGCTGGCAATTCAATTTACAGCGATCTTTTCATTTTAAATAAAACTTATTAAAATAAATATATGAAAAATTGTTGTTTTACATATTACGGAGAATTATATTCAGAGGGTGGTGAATGTCCATCTTGTCCAGAAGTTGGAAGCCTTCAAATTCATAGAGGATTAGATCAAGGATTATATTCAGATCAAGCAACTGCCGAAACTTATTTAGGAACTGCAATAGATGGAACTTGTTCAAAGGTTTATTTAGATGTAGAAAATGATGTTTTGTTTTTTGATGTACCACAAGGAACTTATACTAATCAATATTTTTTAACATCCACGAGTGCATATATAGTTCAATTAAACAATTTATTGCAATATTCTGATCTATGTTTTGGAGATAACGGAGGTAATAATATAATAAATGGATTGGCAGGTAATGATATTACTTTTGGAGATGGTTGTTTTGCTTCATCATTTGGAAATAATTATATTTCAAGTGCAATCGCAGGTAATGAATTTTTTCAAAACTCATCTGGAAATAATACTATTGATTATTGTGAAGCTGATAATAATGCTTTTTTTGGAAGCGTTGGAAATAATAAAATTGCAGAATTTATTGGAACGAATAATTGTTTTCAATTAAGTACTGGAAATAATAGTATTGGAGATGGTACATTTGGAGAATCCGCTTTCGTTGACGCTGCAAGTTCATTAAATACGATTACAAATATTATAGATGCTGGTGATAATTTTGGAAAAAACTATCAAGGAAATTTTATAATTAAAGGAAATATTGGAGCTACCGATTCAGACGATTTAACTGGAACTGCTACTTTTTTTGATACTGGCAGTTCTGCAAATTTGATAGTTCAATTAGCAAAATTAACTAGCAATGGAGGCAATCCAGAGGGGGATTTAGCAAACGCAGTAATAAATGGAGCTACTATAAATTATATATTGATTTAATTTTGTAAAATGGGAAAGTATCTAAATGCCTTTGTTATATCAGTAATAACATTTTTTTCTCCGATATATGGGTTATTATTGGCAGTTGGTACAATGATATTTATGGATACTATTTTAGGAATTACAAAAGCAATTAAACTAGACGGGTGGGAATCGGTTACATCAAGAAAAGCTAGCGTAATTATAAGCAAATTTTTGCTATATCAATTGACCGTCGTTACTTTCTTTATAATAGATTACAATTTAATAAATGAGTTCACAAAAGCACATTATCAAAATGATTATTTATTGACTAAATTCATAACTCTATCTTTGTGCTTTGTCGAAGCCAAAAGCATTGACGAAAACATAAAAGCTATCTTTGGCTTTTCAATTTGGACAAACCTAAAAGATGTTTTGACCAGAAAGCAAGAAATAGAAGAAATTTCAAAAAAATCTTAAACAAAACAAATGGCAAACATCAAAAAATACAATGGCTACTTTAAATTTGAACACGAATTTACATCAATAA